CGGCAGGACCGGGAGGGGGGGGGCTTCGATCTTCGGGGCCTTTTCGGTCGGATACAGCCCGGCAAATCACGCACACTTTTTATCCAGGCCTATGAAACGGCCGGACGCAATAAGCTGAGGTTATCGTTATGCCCCGAGGAGGCTATCGGCCCGGTGCTGGGCGGCCCAAAAAGGCCAGTGGGGGCGCGGTCCCGAAGGCTGCGGCGGTGACGGTGAAGGTGCCGTCTGAGGTGAGCGTTGAGGCTCGCCGGGCTGGTCTGGACCCGTTGAGCTACATGCTGGCGGTTATGAATGACGAGGCGGCTGACGAGGCGCGCCGGGACCGGATGGCGATTGCGGCGGCCCCGTTCGTTCATGCGAAGGCGGATGCGGTTGCACCGGGAAAGAAGGAGCAGCGGCAGGCTGGTGCGGAGCAAGTCGCGGCGGCTGGGCGGTTTGCGCCTCGGCTGGCTCCGAAGCTGGCAGTCGATAACACGCGCTAATGCCGGTTTCGACGGCGTGCCCGGATTGGGCGGATCGGCTGGTTTCGCGTCAGTCGATTATCCCGCCGCCGCTGTTTCCTGATCTGGCCGAGCACGCCCTGGCGACGTTCAAGGCGCTTCGGATGGTTGACGCGCCGGGGTCTCCGACGTTCGGGGAGGCTTGCGGTCAGTGGGTTTTCGATTTCGTCGCGGCGATCTTCGGGGCTGAGAACCCCGACACTGGCGAGAGGCTGATCCGCGAGTTCCTGCTTTGCGTGTCGAAGAAGAACAGCAAATCGACGATCGCGGCCGGGATCATGGTTACGGCGGCGATCCTCAACTGGCGCAAGTCGGCTGAGCTTTTGATCCTCGCCCCGACGATTGAGGTGGCGAGCAACGCTTTCCAGCCCGCGCGGGACATGATCAAGGCGGACCCTGAGCTTGACTATGGGCAGGGGGGCATTTTCCACGTTCAGGAGCATACGCGGACGATCACTCACAAGGTGACGGGCGCGACGCTGAAGGTGGTGGCGGCGGACGACCAGACGGTGTCGGGCAAGAAGGCGGCTTTCGTCCTGGTGGATGAGCTTTGGCTGTTCGGAAAGAACGCCAAGGCGGATTCGATGCTTCGGGAGGCGACCGGGGGTCTGGTGGCGCGCCCTGAGGGATTTGTGATTTTCCTGACGACGCAGGCGGACGCGGAACCGGCGGGCGTCTTCAAGACGAAGCTGAACTATTTTCGTCGGGTCAGGGACGGCGAGGTCAACGACCCGAAGTCGCTCCCGGTGCTGTATGAGTTTCCGCCTGCGATGGTGGAGAGCAAGGCGTATCTGGAGCCGGGCAACTTCTACGTCACGAACCCGAACATCGGGCGCTCCGTTAGCGCATCGTGGCTGGAGGACGAGCTAAGGAAGGTTCAGGACGCGACGGGCGGGGAGCTTCAGGTTTTCCTCGCCAAGCACCTGAACGTCGAGATCGGCTTGAAGCTGGCGAATGATCGCTGGCCGGGCGCGGACTATTGGGAGGGCGCGGCCGACCCGACGCTGGTCAGCCTGCCGGAGCTGCTGGTGCGGTCTGAGGTGGCGGTGGTCGGTATCGACGGCGGCGGTTTGGATGACCTGTTCGGCGTCGGCGTAATCGGCAGGTGTCGCACGACGCGGGACTGGTTGTGCTGGACGAAGGCATGGGCGCACGACGACGTGCTCGATCGCCGCAAGGAGATTGCGTCGGTCCTGCGGGATTTTGAGCGCGCGGGCGACCTGACGATCACGGATGACCCTTTGCTTCCCATTCGGGAAGCGGCGGACATTGTGCAGACGGTGCGCGATGCGGGCTTGATGCCTGATCAGCATGGCGTCGGCATTGACCCGTGGGGCGTGGCTCCGCTGGTAGATGAACTGGCGACGCGCGGGATTGAAGGCGACATGCTGGCGGCGGTTCGTCAGGGTTCTGCCCTGTCCCCGGCGACATGGGGCGTAGAGCTGAAGCTGAAGAACGGCACGCTGCGGCACTCCGGTTCCCGGATGATGGCCTGGTGTGTCGGCAACGCGAAGGTTGAGACGCGCGGGGGCGCGGTCCTGATCACAAAGCAGACTGCCGGGCGGGCGAAGATCGACCCGCTGGTGGCCCTGTTCAACGCGGCCATCTTGATGAGCCGGAACCCGGAGGCGTCGGGCATGTCCTATCTCGAAGACGCCGCGATGGTGGTTCTCTAATGGGCCTGCTGGACGCGCTTTCGCGCCGGAACCGCGTTTCGGTTGATCGCCTGGCGGATGCGATTGACCGTGGCTTTGGGGCTTTGTCGTCTGTCATCCCGGTGGGGCTGACCGATGCGATGCGAAGCGCGACGGCGCTGGCGTGTGTGAAGGTCATTGCGGACGGTTGCGCTACGCCTTCGCTCAACGTCTTTCGTGAGCGCCGGGATGGCACGCGCGAGCTTGCGACGAACATTCCCGAGTTCCGCCTGCTGAACCGGCGGCCGAACGAGTGGCAGACGTCGTTCGAGTTTCGCCGGACGATGACCATGCACGCGGCCCTGACGGGGAACGCGCTGGCGGTGAAGGTCAAGGCGGGGAACCGGGTCCGGGAGCTTATTCCGGTCAAGCCGGGTAACTTCACGATTGAGCGCGTTGGCCGCTACGAGGTGGTCTATCGCGTCTCTGACGAGTGGGGCGTGATCGGGGACTTCGGCCCTGATGACGTGTTTCACCTGCCGAATTGGCAATGGGATGCGGTCAAGGGGCTGGACGCGCTGGAGCTGGCCCGCTCGGCCATCGGCCTGTCGATTGCGGCTGAGCGCCACCACGAGCTTTTACACGTCAACGGCGGGCGTCCTAGCGGCATCCTTTCGACCTCCGGGAAGGCGTCCCCGGAGGCTATCGAGCGGCTGAAGGCGGCATGGCGGGCCTATGAAACGTCAAAGCGGGGCGGGACCGCCGTTCTGGATGGCGACTGGAAGTTTTCGGCGGTCAGCCCGACCGGCGTTGACATGCAGCATGTCGAGACGCGGCGTCTCCAGATCGAGGAGATTTGCCGGGCGTTCGGCGTGTTCCCGATCATGGTCGGCAGTTCGGACAAGACGGCGACGTTCGCATCGTCGGAGGCGTTCTTTGCGGCGCACCTGAAGCACACGCTGGCCCCGTGGCACCAGATGTGGGTTCAGCGGCTCGATGAGTTCGTGCTGGACGGTCAGGGTCCGTTGTTCTGCGAGTTTGACACTCGATACCTGGGGGCCGGGTCTATGAGGGATCGTGCGGTCTGGGCGCGGACGATGGCCGAGATGGGCATCTATACCCGCAACGAGCTTCGGGATGAGGAGGGCAAAGACCCCCTCCCCGGTCTGGATGAGCCGCTAACGCCGCTGAACATGACTGGCGTGCAGTCCTCACAGGAGGGTGACGATGCGTCTTCTGGAAACGAGGGCTGACGGCGCGCGGCTTCAGCGGGCGTTCGCCCTTGAGGTTCGCGCGGTTGGGGATACGGGCGAGATCGAGGGCTATGGCTCCGTCTTTGGTGTCCGCGACAGTTACGACGACGTGATCCTGCCGGGGGCCTTCAAGGCGTCGCTGGATGAACACGCGGCGGCCGGGACCATGCCCGCCCTGCTGTGGCAGCACCGGGCGGACGAGCCGATTGGCATCTGGACCGCCATGAGCGAGGACGCGCGCGGCCTGAAGGTGTCGGGGCGTCTGGCGCTGGACACCGAACGGGGCCGCGAGGCTCACTCGCTGCTGAAGATGGGCGCGTTGAACGGCCTGTCTATCGGGTTTTTCGCGCGCCAGTGGGAGCATGATCGGGGAGCCGACGTGCGGACCCTGACCGACATTGAGCTTTGGGAAGTGTCGCTGGTGACGTTCCCGGCCAACGGCAAGGCGCGTGTGACCGGCGTCAAGAGCGTCGATGAGATCGACGCGCCGAAGGATGCAGAGAAAGCCCTGCGAGAGGCCGGGTTCTCGAAAGCCGACGCGACGGCATTCGTCGCTCGCGTCATGCGGATGGGCGAGGAGCGGCGAGAGGCCGCGCAATCGGCCGCCCTAGCCCAACGGGCCGCCGAACGGCTGCTCGCCTCCCTGACCAAATAGGAACAAGACCATGTCCGATATCAATCTGACCGAAACCATCGAAAAGATCGGCCGTGCTTTCGAAGAGCACAAGGCCACCAATGACAATGCTCTGGCCGAGATGAAGAAGGCCGGAGCTACTTCGGCGGAAACCGAACAGAAGCTGGCCCGCATCAGCGACGAGCTTTCGCGCCTTGAGGAGATCAAGGGTCGTCTGGAGAAGATCGAAACCCGTCAGGCCCGCCCCGGCGGCGAGCCGATGCCGGGCGAGAAGCGCCAGATCACTCCGGCCGAGCGCGAACACCGCGACGCCTTTGTCAACTGGCTCCGCAACCCGGCCGACCATCAGCGCCAGACCGAGCTTCGCCACAAGGAATCCGGCCTGGAGCGTCGCGCTGTTGACACCCTGACCGGCGGCGCTGGCGGCTTTGCGGTACCGGAAGTCATCTCCCGAGAGATTTCGCGCTTCGGCGTTGACATCTCCCCGGTTCGTTCGGTGGCGCGCGTCGTGACGGCGGGCTCTCCGGACTACAAGGAACTGGTGGACGTTGGCGGTTCGACCTTCGGCTGGGTCGGTGAGACCGACGCTCGCCCGGAGACGGACACCGCCACGCTTCAAGAGGTCGCCCCGACCTTCGGCATGGCCTATGCCTATCCGAAGGCGTCGGAGGAGTCGCTCAATGACATGTTCTTCAATGTCGAGGAGTGGCTGATCGCGTCGGCTGGTGAGGCCATTGCCAAGGGTGAGGGCGCGGCCTTCGTTTCGGGCAACGGCACGAAGCGCCCGACCGGCTTCCTGAACGGTACTCCGGTTAGCACGGCGGACGCCTCGCGCGCGTTCGGTGTTCTCCAGTTCATCGCCTCGGGAGGCGCGTCGGCCATGCCCACCAGTGTCGATACCTTTATCGACATTGTGCATTCGCTGCGCGCCACCTATCGCGGCAACGCCCGGTGGATGTGCAACAAGCTGACCCTCGCCGGCCTGCGCAAGTATAAGGATGGTCAAGGTCAGTATCTGTGGCAGCCGTCGCTTCAGGCGGGCGTGCCCTCGACCTTCCTCGGCTATGAGGTGGTTGAGGCCGAGGACATGCCGAACGTCGGCGCGAACGCCTTCCCGCTGGCCTTCGGTGATTTCCGCGAGGGCTATCTGATCGTTGACCTCGCGGGGATGCGTATCACCCGCGACGAGATCACCACGCCCGGTTACGTCAAGTTCTACGTCCGCAAGCGCGTTGGCGGCCGTGTGAAGAACAGCCAGGCGATCAAGCTGCTGAAGATCGCGGCTTCGTAATCCTCGCTCGGAGCCTTGGGGTCGCTGGTTTCGACTGGCGGCCCCCGTCTTTTCGGAGAGCTTGAATGGCTGAAGATCGCAAGGTCCGGGTCAAGAGCCCGGAGACTGGTCAGTGGGCAAAGCGCTGGCCGGTGCATGGGGCTGAGGTTCGCCACGCCCCGGAGAAGGCGGCGAGCAAGCGCGCGCCCGAGGCGAAGGCCAAGTGATGCACGCGCCCGTCCGCACGGTCGCCCCGGCTGAACGGCCGGTGACGCTGGCTGAGGTTAAGGTCCATTTGGATGAACTGGCGAGCGACCGCGACGAGCGGATCACGCTGCTGATCAAGGCGGCGACGGAGCATCTGGACGGCTGGTCGGGCGTGCTGGGGCGCGCTCTTGTGGACCAGACGTGGCGGCAGGATTTTGACGGCTTCGCGCCGACGCTGCGGCTTCCCATGCCTGCCGAGGCGGTGGTGGGTGTGACTTATCTGGATGTGAGCGGCGCGACGCAAACGATTGCCCCGGCGAACTACGTCCTGAAGCGCGATGCGCTCGGATCGTTTGTGACCCCGGCGTATGACTATCAGTGGCCGGATGCGCGGGCGCAGGTCGGTGCGGTGTCTGTGACCTTTGACGCCGGATGGGATGCGGATGACGTGCCCTATCCCCTGCGGGCTGCGATTTGCCTGCTGGTCCGGCATCTCTACGACAACCCCGAGGGGGGCGACCTGCCTGTGGCGGTTGGCGCTCTGATCGCTCCCTACGTGCTGAAGACCGTTTGATGTGGGTCCGGTTTGTTCGGGCGTTTGACTTCGCCCCGGAGGCGGATCGCCGCGTGACGGTGGCCTATCCGGTTGGAACCTTCAACGTGACTCGCGAGTGCGCTGATCGGGCGCTGGCCCTTGGCGCGGCGGTGCGGTCGCAAGCCCCGAAGCGAGGCCCGGATGCAGACGCGAAAACTGAATGCCCGGATCAAGTTTCAGCGCCGCTCGACGGTGGTTGACGCCTTCGGAAACGAGGAAGGCGGCTGGGTTGACCTGGGGGTTGAGCGGTTCGGTGAACTGAAGCCGACGCGCGGCGGCGAGGATGTGCAGGCGTCCCGGCTGACCGGCAAGGCGATGTTTGACTTCTGGGTTCGGTCGGACGCCGGAACCCGGAATGTCGGGACGGGCGATCTTGCGGTGGATGTTCGCACGGGGCGGGCGTTCAACGTGCGGTTCAATGAGGACATGACCGGGCAGAACGGCTGGCGTCTGATGGCCTTGGAAAGCGGGGTCGCGGGTGGCTAGAGGGATTGAGGGTCTGGAGCGCCTGCGCCGTCGTCTGGACGCCATGCCTGCCAAAGCCCGTGCCGCTGCGGTCAAGATGGTGAACAAGTCGGCTGACGAGCTGGTGGCGCAGATGAAGGCCATCGCCCCTGTCAGTCAGGACAAGAACCCCGGCGAGCTTCGGGATTCGGTGCGGAAAGAGGAAGGCCGCCTCGGGGACGTGTCGGCGGTGGTTCTGGCGGATGCCAGGGACGACAAGGGCCGCCCCTACGCGGCGCGGGTTGAGCTTGGCCACATGGCCCCGGGCGGGTCGCAGGTTCCGGCCGAGCCGTTCTTCTATCCGGTGGTCCGGGTGAATCGGGCGCGCATCAAGCGGCGTCTGGCGCGGGCGATTTCCAAGGGGCTGCGGGAATGATCGACGCCCAGCTTCCGCTTCAGGCCGCCATCGTCTCCGCCGTTAAGGCGGACGTGGGGCTCGGGGCTGTGATCGGTGATCGCATTTACGACAAGGTGCCGACGAACAGCGCCGGGGTTGTGACGGCGACGTTCCCCTATTGTTCGTTCGGGCCGATGCAAAGCGTGCCGAGCGATGACGAGTGCCACGACGGGGTCGAGGTGTTCGTGCAGCTGGACGCATGGTCGCGGGCGGTCGGCACGGTTGAGTGCCGAAGCATCGTGGCCGGGCTGACGCGCCTGCTGGACGCGGCCCTGACTGTAACCGGGTTCGAGGTTGTGACCTTTGAAGTCCAGAGCGCCCGGACGAGCCGCGAGGCTGATGGGCTGACGAGCCGGGGCATCGTCCAGCTTCGCTACGAGCTGGCCCCCCTTACCTAGAGACACCGCCTCGCGCGGATCACACCGGCCCCCTTTGCGGGGCCATTTTGCTATGGAGCAATGACATGGCCCAAGTGGACGTGATCAGCGGCGAGAAGCTACTGATCCAGATTGGCAACGGCGCGACGCCGGAGGTTTTCGCGCATCCCTGCCTGATCAACACGGATCGGGGGATCACGTTCTCCTCGACCACGACGACCGACATCATCCCCGACTGTTCGGACCCGGCGGCCCCGGCGTGGCAGCAGACCGAAAAGGATGGCCTGTCGGCGCAGATCAGCGGCTCCGGTATGCTGGACGTGGCCTCGATAGACGACTTCTATGACTGGTTCATCTCGGAAGACCCGAAGAACGTCAAAGTCCGCGTCGATAAGGCCGGCGGCTCGACCTGGACCGGCTCCTTCCATCTGACCGAGTTCGCCATTCAGGGCACTCGTAAGCAAAAGGCCACGGTTTCGATCACTCTGGTGTCGAACGGCCCCGTGACCCGCGCGAACAACGCCTGATGAGCCGGGCCGCGCGTTTCACCGGGGTTTTCGGTGACGGGAAGCACGAGTTCGCCCTGAATATTGGCGAACTTGAGGAGCTCCAGGAGAAGTGCGACGCCGGGCCGGAGGAGATCATGGCCCGCGTGATTGGCGGGACGTGGCGACTGTCGGACATCCGCGAGACGCTGCGGCTGGGGCTCAAGGGTGCTGGCCTGGCTCCTGACCGCGCGCTGGTGCTGATCGAACGTTACGCCGGGCCGGGCCAGCTTGCGGCTTTGAAGCCTCTGGTGGTCAACGTTCTGGGGGCGGCGCTTGTCGGGGCTCCTGACGAGGACGAACGCGCGGGGGAGCTGGTGGCGGGGGCGGCGATGACCTCCCCCGCCGAAAGCTGAGATTTTCGCGCTTCTATGAGATCGGCGGCGCTCTGGGTATAGCGCCAAACGAGGTTGCCAGAACGTCTATCTGGCGCTTGATGCAGGCTTATCGCGGCTGGCGGCGGGCGCAGGGGGCCGAGGACAAGCCGGCGGCCCCGAGCGAGGACGAGTTTGAGGTTGCCGTCCTTCGTGCTATAGAGGCTGAATGAAAAAGGTCGTTCTTGCCGTTGGATGGTTTTTCGTCGTCGCGGGCTTCGCTCAGATGTATCAGGCGGGCCAGATGGTTGTGTCCCTGCCGGTTGATCCATCTGTCGCAAATATGGACTTGGTGGCGCAGCGAGAGATCATTTTTGACGCCGGCGGTTACAGCCTTCTGGTCGGCGTGATCGTGCTGGCGGCCTCGTATGTGGCAAGCGCAATCGACCGGCTTGGTCTGCGTCTGGATCGGCCCGAGTAAGCATCCGGGCCGCCCGGCCTGATCGCAAAAAGCAGAAGACGGGGGGCGGCTCTAGCGGGCCGCCCTTAGCTATTGAGGTGGGCGGATGACGACTGAGATCGACCGCCTGCTGGTTCGCGTTGAGGCCAACGCCCAGCAGTTCGAGGCGGCGATGCGCAAGCTGAACCGCACCCTGTACGGCACCCAGGCCGAGACCCGAAAGACGCTGGACCGGATCAAGCGCGATTTTGACCGCGCCGGTCAGGAGATGGCGCAGTCTTTCCAGCCCGTGCAGGCGGCGGCGCAGTTGGCCTTTGCCGGGATCACGGCCTACTCGATCCGCGCTGCGGGCGACGCGGCGGAGATCCGCAACGCCTTCGACGTGGCGTTCGGGGCGACCTCTGACAGCGCGCGCGAGTTTGCGGACACGCTGTCGGATCGCGTCGGACGTTCGACCACGCAGGTTCAGCAGCAGATGACCCAGCTTCGTCTGGTTCTGGATGGCTTGGGGTTGAGCGGCGAACAAGCCGACCGCGTGGTCCGGTCGCTGAGTGAGCGAGCCATTGACATCGGGTCGCTGTTTAACGTGCAGGACGCAGACGCCTTCCGGGCCATCATCTCGGGCATTTCCGGCGAAACCGAGCCGATGAAGCGGTTTGGGGTTGTCGTCAACCAAGCCGCTGTCGAGGCCGAGCTTCTTCGGCTTGGGTTTCAGGGCTCCGCAGCGGACGCCAGCGAGGCGGCCAAGGCCATCGCCCGCACGAACATCATTCTGGAGCGGACAGCGGTCGCTAACGGTGACGCGGCCCGGACGGCGGAGTCCACGAACAACCAGTTCAAGCGGGCGCGGTCGGAGTTCTACGAGGCGGCCATCGTGCTGGGGAACCAGCTTCTCCCGGCGGTCACGGACCTGACGAAAGCGGCCTCGGATGCGCTGGAGGCGTTCACCGAACTGCCGGAGGGCGTGCAGATTGCCGGTCTGGCCATGCTGGGGCTGGCGGCTGCGGCGGGGCCGATTGCGGCGGTTGTGACCGGGCTGGCGCGCGTTGTGACATGGGCCGGTCGGGCGCGAGCGGCGCTGGTCGGCGTGGCCGGAGCTTCGGGCGCTGCTGGCGCTGCGGGTGCGGCGGGCGCGGCCGGATTGGCGTCGCGCGTTCTTCCCGCCGTAGGCATCGGCGCGGGTCTGGCGGGAGGGCTGGGCAGCTTTGCCCCCGCACCCGACGCGCCGACTGATGCGGAGATGCTGGCGTTCCGACGCGGCCAGCTCGAAAACCAGATCAGGCGCAACGCGGGCGAACAGGTTATCACGGCGACACGCCGGGAAATCGCGGCGCTGGAAGCCCGGATCGCGCAATCGCAGCAGCTTCGCGCGGACCTTCAGAACATCGCCGCAGCGGCTGACGAGGTTGACCCCGTTGCGGGCTTCGGCGGTTTCAGCCTCGACGGGGCTGGCGGGGCTGGTGCGGGTCGCGGCGGTCGGCGTGGCGGGCGGTCCAGCGACGCGGAGGAACGCCGTCTGGAGCGCGAGCGCGAACAGCTCGCCATCGCGGAGAAGGAAAAGATCGTCGCCGCCGAGCAGCTGGTTATCGAGGCCCAGCTGGCGGCGCTGGCAAAGGCCAAGGAGGAGGCTGACCGCGAGGGGCTTCGTCTTCGTGAGGCCCAGCTGGCGGCAGCGGAAAAGCTGAAGGACGAGGACGCCCGCCAGGTTGATGAGTTACAGCGCGCCCGCGAGTCGTTCCGCGACGACTTCGTCAACGGCATCCGCGCGGCCATCGACGGCGACCTTGGCCGGGCCTTTGAGGGTCTGGCGGATCGGTTCACGAACCGGCTTCTGGAGCAGGCTGCGGACGGCCTGTTTGACGTGATTTTCGGCGGACGTGGTGGCGGCAAGGGCGGCGGGGGCAACCTGCTGACGTCGGCGTTCTCCAGCCTGTTCGGCGGCGGGCGGGCGATGGGCGGGCCGGTGAAGGCCGGGATGATCTACCGGGTGAACGAGAACACCCCGAACAGCGAGTTCTTTGCGCCGGGCGTCAGCGGCTCGATCATCCCGCGCCTCAAGGGTATGTCGATCCCGCAAGGTGGCGGGCGTCAGGTGATGGAGCACCGGATTACGGTCACGCCGGAGCGGGATAGCTTCATCCGTCTGTCGGGGGACACGGCGACGCCCATTGCGGCGCAGGCGGGTCAGGCGGCGTTCGGTGGGGCGCGTCAGGCTGTCCCGGCTGATCTGGCCCGGCGCGATGCTTACCGGAGGGGCTGATGGCGATTACCCTGGGGGCGCTTCCCCGCCTGACGACCTACTCCATGCGGGTGGTGTCGGCCGCTAATGACCTGCGCCCGGCGTTCGGTGGTCCGGTTCAGCGTCTGGCGCGCAAGGGCTCGCGCTTTGCCCTTGACGTGACGGTTCCGGCCATGTCGGCCACGGGCTGCGGGATTGCGCTGATTGCCGATCTGGTCCGGGGCGAGACGGAAACCATCGTCGCCCCTGTGCCGGACTATGTGCCGGGCGGGCTCTACGGAACCCCGCTAGTCAACGGCGCAGGGCAGTTGGGGTCCAGTCTGGTGGTCGATGGCCTCCCGGCTAACGCCGTGGTGGCCAAGGGCAAGTTCCTGTCGGTCATTATCGACGGGCGTCGTTATCTGCACATGGTGACGGCGCAGACGACGGCGAACGGATCGGGTCAAGCGACGCTGCCGATCTGGCCCATGCTTAGGGTGGCGACGACGGACAACGCGGTTGTAGAGCTTGCGACCCCGATGATTGAGGGCTTCGTCGCGCCGGGTCAGGACTGGTCCATTAGCCGCCTTCGCGCGGTCGGGGTTGATTTCACGGTCGAGGAGCGAGCCTGATGGATACCGCCCTTGTCTCGGCGCTACAGGCCCCGGCTCCCACGGTCTGCTGGCTTGTGGAGCTTGCCCTGCCATCGGGGACTGTGCGGCTCACGGATGCGGGCGAGGTGGCCTATGGCGGCCACGTCTATCGCGGCGACCATCCGACGATGGGCGCGCTGGGTTCGGTTTCGGGCCTGAGGGACGGCGCGGCGAGCACGACCACGCGCGTTGACCTGGTGGTCCTGCCCCGGTCTGATCAGGCGGCGGCGGACCTGACTGCCCCGATGGCTCAAGGCGCGCGCGTCCGGGTCTGGTTCGGTGCTGTGAGCCCCGCGACCGGGGCGCTGATCGGCGAACCGGAGCTGAAGTTCGACGGCGAGCTGGACAAGGCGGCGTTCACGGTCGGGGCGACCTGGTCGGTCACGGTCCAGTGCGGGACACAGGCCGAGCGCCAGCTGGAGCCCAACGAGGACTGGCGGCTGAACCACCCGTTCCACTCGGCGATCTGGACCGGTGAAACCGGCCTGACCTACGTCACCAACGTGGCGAAGAAGATCTATTGGCGCATGGAGAGCCCGAACGGCTCGATCATCTTCGGATCAGGATCGCGGAGCGGCGGCGCGATCCGATAGCCCTGACTTTTATTCTTAACCCTCCGGAATTTCCGGACCCTTGAATGGAGCGACATCATGGCATTCCAGTTTTCTGCGGCTGCGCGCAATGCGGCTATTGACGCGATAGAGACGGCCGCAGGGACCGGTCCAACGCTTGAAATCCGCTCCGGAGCGGCCCCCGCCACCTGCGCGACTGCCGACAGCGGCACGGTATTGGCAACGCTCGCCCTGCCGTCCGACTGGCTTGCTGCCGCGTCTGGCGGCTCAAAGACCATCTCCGGCACGTGGCAGGATTTGTCCGCTGACGCCACCGGAACGGCGGGGCATTTCCGCGTAAAGCAGGGGGCAACCTGTCACATTCAGGGCAGCATCACCGCCACCGGCGGCGGCGGGGATATGACCCTGGACAACACCTCCATCGCGGTCGGCCAGCAAGTGACCGTGACGGCCTTTACCCTGACGGCTGGCGGGGCGTGAGGTGGTCTCCCCAAGCGAAGCTCTTGCGGCGAAGGTTTCCGCCCCTCCATTGGCGGATCTACCCGACTGGCGGGTCGCCGAGGTGCTCAACGCCCCTGATCTGTCCCTTCCGCCGGTCGTCACGCTGGAGCAGACCCTGCTCGGCCTGGCGGGCGTCATGACGACCCTCGGTCCCGAGCGGGGCGCGGCTGTTTTATCCGCCATTGAGACCGCCGCCGCCAGCGATGAGGTCATGCGCTGGGTCTTGTACATCCTCAAGAATCGCGGGGTGGACACAGGGCACGTCTTCGTCCGCGACGGACTGGATAATCTCGCCGCCGCCTCTGTGATGACCGTGGCGGAGGCCGAGGCCCTCAAGGCGACGGCGGAGCGCCAACGCTTTCCGTCCTGGGCGGAACACAACGGCGTCGAAGTGACCGCCCGCAGCGTCGGGCTCGCGCGCGGCGCAAGGGAGTAGTCGGATGGCAATTGCAAAATGGGAGGCCCCATCGGCGCGCTCCGGTAATCTGGCGGGCACGACGCTCAATTCGCTGGCCAACGGGTCAGAGTCGTCTGCGGTCACCTACGACAACAGCGCCAACCGTGATCTTTACGGTTTGGTGGCGATCAAGCTGGGAAGCATCACGCCCGCCACCGGCGGGTCCGTCACCCTGCGGGTCACACTGAACGACGGAACCGACACTGCTGATCGCATCGGCGGCGACCTGTATGTCGTGCCCTTGACCAGCGGCGCATCGGCCAAGGTCGCCATGGTGAATATGGTCCGGCTCTACCCGTACTCGATGCGGTTCAGTGTCGTTAACAGCGCCGGAGTTGCTTTGGCGGCGACGGGCAATGAACTCTTCGTCCGTCCCTGGAATGAGGACGTTACCTAAATGCCGCGCGGGGTCAGTCGATACGACGAGGCGCAACTTCAGCAGCGGCTCTGGACGCCTGATCTGCTGCGGCCTGCGCTGTGGTTGGATGCTGCCGATCAGTCCACCATCACAGTGGCCACGGGCGTCAGTGAGTGGCGTGACAAAAGCGGCAACAATCGGCATTTCACGCAGTCAGTCGCGGCGAGCCAGCCAGCGTACAACCGAGACGGCATCAACGGTCTCGCGAGCATCCGGTTCGACGGCACCGCAAAAGCACTACAAAGAACACCCGAAGCTTGGGCATTTCAATATCCAGTAACGGCATTCATCGTATTCAGGGCAGCAGCATTTAACGGGGGATACAACGCGTTGTTTGAGTTTTACACCATAGCCGGTCAAGCCACTGCCGGATGGGGTGACCTCATCAACCCAAGCTCGCGGTCTGCGATTTATGCAACAAACACTGCGGGATCACAGAACAACTATGACGGCACCGGCGGGTTGACTTACGTTACAAATCGAACCTACATCTTCACAGGTACACATCAGAACAACTCGCTAGCTGGGTTCCAGAACAGCAGACCAGACGGTAGTAACTCCGGTACTTACACTCTCCGGACCAATCTGGGAACTTCGCCGCTCTGCATAGGCTCATCGCCCATTTTCAGCCGATACACGAACTGGCAAATCGGTGAAGTGATCATCACCAATAATGCGGCGCTATCAACATCCGATCGCCTGGAGGTTGAGGGGTATCTCGCTTGGAAATGGGGCATTGCCGCTGACGTGGTGACGAGCAGCCCGTTCGTGAACCGCCCACCACTGATCGGAGACTGACATGGCGCTAAGGGTCAGGCTCCCTGCCCTGACCGGAGGTGCGCCGCCTCCGGCGACTGTCACCGCCCAGGCGGCGGGCGACCTGCCCCTGTTCGGCTCGGCGTCCGGCACGGTCGGCGGCGGTCTGTCGCCGGTCTTCGGGGCGGCGACCGGCCAGCTGGGCCTGGCGGGCGCGGCCTCCGGCCAGGTGCGCCTGACCGGGGCGGCCGGCGGTGCGCTCGATCTGGGCGGCCAGGCGGCGGGGGCGGTGCGCCTCACCGCCCAGGCGGCGGGTTTGCTGGACCTGACTGGCGCTTCGGCGGGTGCGGTTCGGGTTTCCGGTCAGGCCGCCGGGGCGCTCAGCCTCGCGGGCGCGGCGGCTGGCCTCGTAATCTCCGGCCTTTCCGCACAGGCCTCGGGCGACCTGCCGTTGACTGGCGCGTCCGGCGCGCTGGTGCGGATCACCGGGGTTTCGGGCGGCGCACTGGACCTGTCCGGCCTGTCTGCTGGCGGAGTGCGCGTCGCCGCTCAGGCGGCTGGAACGCTGGCCCTTACCGGGTCGGCGACCCTCCAGGCTCTGGCGGCGGGCGGGGCTCAGGCGGCGGGCCAGCTGGCCCTCGCCGGGTCGTCTTCGGCGAGCTTGCGCGTCAGCGGCGCGGTTTCCGGCACGCTGCCGCTCTCGGGTTCCGCAGCGGCGTTCAGCCGCGTGGCCGCTGCTGTGGACGGCGTTCTGCCGATCACCGGCTCGGCCAGCGCTGCCAGTGCCATTAACGCCGCCGCCGCGTCGGTGTTCGTCATTACGGGGGCCGCCGTCGTCGCAATCGGTTCCGTCTCCGCCCGCCGCGCCACCCGTCCGGAGCGCAGCGCCAACCGCGCTCTCATAATGGGGAGCGGCAACCGCGTGGTCATATCCAAGCTCGGCAACAGGGCCTGACATGAACGATTTTCTGCTGAAGCGCGGCGACACCAGTCCCGCGATCCTGGGCTCGCTCGTCGGCGGCGACGGGTCGGTTGTTTCGATAACAGGCGCGAGCGTGAGGTTTCACATGGCTCGGGACACAAACGGCGAAGTGGTAGTGGACGCCCCCGCCGCTGTGGTTGACGACGCCGCCGGTCAGGTTCGGTACGATTGGCAGCCTGCCGACACCGTGGCGGCCGGAAGATTCAGGGCTGAGTTCGAGGTGACTTATTCTGACGGGACGGTTGAGACCTTCCCGAACGATGGCGACCTGCAAATCCTGATCCGCGACGATCTGGCCTGACGCCCCGCGAACCCGGTTCGCCCCCTCGATCACCTTCCGACAGGGCCTGCACATGCATCCGATGATACGGCGGCGTGAGGCCGTCGAGGCGACCGTTCAGCGGTTCGTCGGCAAAGCCTATGCGCCCGGCGTGCATGACTGCGCCCGGCTTGCGGCGTTCACCCTGCGCCAGATGGGCCACAAGGTGCCGTTGCTGAAGGGCGCGCGCTACCGAACCGAGGCGGGTGGGCTCAAGGCCTTGCGCCGTCTCGGGTTCTCGGACCTCGCCGAAGCCGTCGATGCTCTGGGCCTTGTGCGGATTGCACCAGCCTCGGCCCTGCCGGGGGATATTGTCGCGCTGGATGTAGAGGGGGCGACCGGCTTCGGCTGCGCCCTGACTGTCGCCTGCGGCAATGGTCGCGTCCTCGGGTTCATGGGCGGGGTCTGCGCCCCGCTTGAGCCTGCCGCCTTCGTCGCCGCCTGGAGGGTTTAATGCCGCAGGTAGCAGCCGCCGTCGCCAGCGCCATAACCTATGTCAGCAGCGCCAGCGCCGCCGTGACTGCGGGCTCTGCGACGCTCGCGCAAACCCTGACGGTGGCGGCGGTGAACATCGCCACGTCGGCGGCTCTGACCGCCGCGTCGGCCCTGCTTAGTCCGAGTGTGGGCGTCGGCGGCAATCCGACCGACTGGACGGCGGACCCGGACGCGCCGCTGCGCTATGCCATCGGGCGGGGCGGAGCGGCGGGCCAGATCGTCCACCGGGACGAATACGGTCCGGACAACATGTTCCAGACCATCGTTGCGGTCATCGCGGCGGGCGGCCCGATCAAGGCCTTCGTCGGGTATGAGTTCGACGACCAGCCGGTGACGTTCGGGGCCGGCGGGGCGGCCACGTCGTCGCAATGGGTCGGAGAGATGTGGCTGACGACCCGGCTGGGGGCGCAGCCGGACACGGCCCTGACCTCGCCCGCCGGCCTGAAAAACGGCGCGACCCTGCCCGGCTGGACCTCGGCGTCGAAGCTGTCGGGCAAGGCCGCGTACATGCTGACGATGGCCGAAAACAGCAAGCGCACCGCCTTCCCGACCGGCGAGCCCAAGCCGCTGATCACCTGGGAGGGGGGCTATGGCTGGGATCCGCGGCAGGACAGCACCTATCCGGGCGGTTCGGGGCCGTGCCGGCTGAACGACCCGGCCACGTATGTCTGGATCGACAACCCCGCGCTGGGCGCCCTGAAGTGGGCGCTCGGGTTCTGGGAGGGCCCCTCAAGCGGCGGCAAGTATGGCGTGCCGCACGGTTCGGTGCTGGTCGGCGGCTTCGGGTCCAAGGTCGAGGGGATCGACGTCGCATCGTTCGTCGAGGCGGCCAACGTCGCCGACGTGAACGGCTGGACCGTCGCGGCCTATCCGTCGTCGGCGGACAACAAGGCCCAGGTTATGGACGCCCTGCTGCAGGCGTGCGGCGCGGTCTATGCGGAGCGGGCGGGCAAGATCAGCTGTATCCATCGGGCGGCCCCGCGGGCCAGCGTGGTGACCATCTCGGCCGCCGACACGGCCGGGCCGCTGGAGCTGGACACGACCGTCTCGCGCATCGGGCGGATCAACACGATCCGGCCGCGGTACTGGAGCGAGGCGAACCGGTGGCAGATGACGGCGGCCGACGCGGTGTCGGCCACGGCCTATGTGACCGAGGACGGCGGCGAGCGCCGCACCCGGGGGGTCGACTTCCCGTTCGTCCGGGATGTGCAGCAGGCGGCCGAGCTGGCCGCCCTGCAACTGGCGAACACGCGCGAGGGGTTCAGGGGGGTGATCCCGCTGAAGCCGCATCTGCAGCGCATCCGGCCCGGGGACGCCTTCACCATCACCGAGCCAGGCTTCATTCTGGACGGTCAGAAGTGCCTGTGTCTGGACACCGAGTTCGACGCGGCCACCGGGGTGCACCGGGTGACCTTCGTGTCGGAGGCCGACGGAAAGTATGACTTCGCGTTCGGCCTGTCGCCCGAGCCGCCGGAGCCGGCGACCCTGTCGCCCAATCCGGGGGCCATCGCCGCGCCGCTGCCGGACGAGTGGACGATTGTCCCGCGCCCGCCGGCCGCCGACGGCACGCAACTGCCGGGATTCGACCTGTCGGGAATCGTCGGGTCGGCCAAGGCGTACCGGGTGCTGGTCGAGTATGCGCTGGACGACGAGGGTCCGTGGGTGCCGGCCTATGAGGGACCGCCGACGTCGGAGGAGATCAGCATCACGGTCCCGGCCGGCGGGGTCTATTACGTCGGGATCATCTATTTCGATCAAGCCGGCGTGCCCAGCGCGCGGACGGTGTATGGGCCGTTCACGGCGGCGGGGCTGGCGGCGGGATTGGACCCGGCGCAGTTCGACGCGCTGAACCTGCGGGCCGCCGATCAGATCGCGTCGGATATCGCGAATGCCCTCAAGGCCTATAACGACACCGTCCGACGCAAGGAGGAGATTCGCGCCGAGTCCGAGGCGCGCCGGACGGCCATCAATGTGCTCGAAACGACGGTCGAGGAGGTGGCGACCGACCTTGAGGCCGAGATCGTCACGCGCACGGACCAGATCAGCGCCCTGAACGGTCAAGTGGCCAGCGTCAGCAGCGCGACCACGACCAACGCAACGAACATCTCGGCGGTCGCCAGCCGTGCGACGGTGCTGGAAGCGCAAGTTCAGAACCCGACCACGGGGCTGCTCTCGCGCGCGACCTCGCTGGAAAGCCGGGTGACGACGGTCGAGACGGACAAGGCCTCGGCGGCGTCGGTGAGCACGCTGTCGGCGACGGTCGGCGGCCTGTCCTCAACGGTGACCGGCGTCTCGTCGGTCGCGGCGGACGCGCAAGGCAAGGTCAACGCCGTCGTGGGCGTCACCCTGGACGTCAACGGCAAGATAAGCGGCACGCGCCAGGCCAACAACGGCGCGACCTCACTGTTCGACATTCAGGCCGACGCCTTCCGGGTGTTTAACGGCGCGTCAAATCAGCCGGTGTTCCAGGTCACGGGCGGCCAGGTGCTCATCGCGAACAGTCGCGTGGCGACCGAGAGCATGGTGGCCAATGCGGTGACGGACGCCGGGGTGTCTTTCACGGCGGGCGACCTGACGCTGAGCGGCACGACGCAGGTCACGACGCAGACGCTGGTGTTCGCCTGTTCTGGCCGCCCGGTCGTCGTGCGGTCGAACTTCTACATGACGTTGTGGCATCCACCTGGCGGTGGCTTCTCGGTGACCGTTCGCGTGTTGCGCAACGGTGTGGCGATCTTCGAGATCGCGCTTGACGCCATCAACGGCGACCAGATCACCGGATGGCAGACGCCCGAGGTCGAGGACAACCCCGGGGCCGGGACGCACACCTACACGACGACCGTCC